ATTACTTGCGTAAATTCGATGGACGCGTCTTATATCCCCATAGCTGAAGCAAGGGGTTTTACGACGCATTGGATAAATCATGCATAAAGCATATTTAATCCTTGTTTCATATACTTCTCTTTCAATCCTTCCAGAATCATACGCCTTGTTTGCCTCATCTAAATCATGTTTCCATTCTTTCCAACTCATTTACCTTTCCTCCCGTACTTTTGATACGGAAATTATACCACACATTGAATAAGGATTTCTCAAAAAATATTCAACTCGCAACATTTCTTGTATAACATATTTCCGATCACCGTTTTCGTTCCATTTGTGTAATGTACCGAATCTGCCAAAATCTGATGTGGTACTGTTCCTGATGCTATTTCAGTCAAAGCATCATAAGTTGTTCCATTATATTCTTTTGTACCAGGTTCCAGCCCCTGATCAGCCAAGCCCCAACAAGATACCATTTCTGTCCCATTGTAGATTGGATGTGCAAGATATTCGCGCAGGCTCACAAAATACCTTCCAAATTCTTTTTTCATGCGGCTTTCATACGCTGATCTTCCTGCAGCGGTTCCGCTCGAAAATCCCAATATGATTGTATGCTGCGCATTCGCGTGCTCGATCATAAGTCGGTGCTGCCTTACCAGATCATCCAGATCATTATATCCACCATTCTGACCGATATAAATAATCGCAAGATGTGGCGCATTTCTGTGTATATCAAAGTCTGTACGGATAGCTGTAGGCCTATCAATGACAACGCTCTCTCCTGCTTCAGATCTTGTCCATGTCCACGTTCCTGTTCTGTCTGCGTACGAGGAACCTGTCCATCTCATCGTACCTTTAATATTTCCCACATAGCATGGATTCACATGTGCACCTCCCTGAAGTAACGGCGTTACTTTGTAGCCTTCCTGTGTTTTTATTCCACCATCTGACGCCATTGTTGCAATCGTAACAGCTGTTGTATCTGCAGGAATAGTCAGATTATCCACTTCCATGACATCCGCTCCCTGCCTTGCCACTATAGTTCTGGCTGATTCACCACCTGTACCTCCATTATACACTGGCATGCCGGCAAGATTTCCAAGTGTTGTTGTCCATCCTCCTCCAGCCGTAAGCGAATCCCCCCAGCAAGTTATATACTTTCCGCTGGTTCCCAATTTTTCATCAACTTCCGACTTAGTGTAATAATCGGATGTGTTGAATCCATCCATGTCCGTTGCTATTACTTTGTTATTTTGGTCAATAATATACGGTGTTATGGTAATTGTTGTTGCAGGATTATATGCATATTCCGTAGTATGGTAGTCAAACGCTGCCATTAGAAAATATATTGAATCATATGTGCTGCTGTCGATTTCAAGATCATCCAAGTCAATTTCTATTTCACTGTCAACTGCTCCAACATCAAGCCCACTTAATGTTTTTATATTGTTAACTCCCCATGAATACGGGTTTTTGCTTATATGGAAGTTAGTGAACACCCATGATGTCGAGAGATTTCCTGAATAATTGGTATTATGAATTTGTACTCTAATTTTCGTTTTTTTACCAAATAACTCCTTAATATCCAGCGCCCATACATGATTAACCTGTTTTTGACTCAATGAAGTATCATACTTTCCGATACTAAGCACATATTTTTCTCCATCCCGCTTCCACGAAGAATATTCTCCATACGAAACGAATGTATGAACCCTTTTTTCATCCGGATAGCGAAAACCTGCGGTCTCTGCTGTATGCGCGGTCTCTGCTGTATGCGCGGTCTCTGCTGTATGCGCTAATATTAACGGTTTTATTTTTCTTTCAGCAATCAATCGTACAGAAAAATCAACTTCTTTCGTATCTTCTGAATAAGCAAGAAATTTTATGTAGAAAAAGCCATTTCTTTTCACTTTATCAACATACTCACTGGCTGTAGAATTTTCAAAAATGGTTTTCATATTGTCGCCACTATGTAATATTCCAATATTAGTTCCCCAGTCCATAACTTCCGGCAAGATGTGCGTACTATCACCTGGATACAGACTTCCGTTTTGGGCCTGAATTGTGAAGGTCCATATTCCATCCAATGCTTCTATGCTCTTAAACGGTACCTTCAGGTATATACCTTGATATTTTGTGCTATATTCGCCCTCGTTTTTATGCACATGAATAAAACCATAATCTTCTGCTGTCACAGTAAATTTTTTATCATCATCATTTCTGACAACGGCATTTTCTGCATCTGATACGTATATTGCTCCGGCATTTACTGCATTTACTGCATTTACTGCATTTACTGCATTTTCTGCATTTACTGCATTTACTGCATTTTCTGCATTTTCTGCATTTACTGCATTCAGTTGCACATTTCTTCCATTATATGTCGTATCTTCAAAATTCCAAAATATTAATTGCGTTTCTGCTCCAATATCTGTAGTTGACACAATCTGAAGTGCTAATGATGCAACGTTTGTTTTTGAAGCTTCTGTTATATCAGCATAAAGCGCTCCATCTACTGTAACTGTTTTCCGTTTTTGTGGCTGTATCATAACTGTCGCAATCCATTTCGCCCAATTCGGCGTAGTCCAATTACCACGGTCTCTTGTCAAATATAAATTTACACTTACAAAAAACTTATTTGGATTGTATATCGACACTTTATATTTTTTGTTTACAATACTTTGTGCATCCGTAAGGCTTACCCATGCTCCCAAGATTCCATCTGTTCTCTTAAAATTCCATATAACATTATCATAGTCATCATATTTCAATTCACTACTAATATCGTCTCTGCTTTTCCATGTATACAGGCCGCCTGTACCTTTTGCCGACATAGATTTTTTGATTTTATCTACAGTTTCGGTCAGCGCTGTGTAATCGGCAGGCAGACTTTTCTTGACTTCTTCCGCGTAGGCGCTGATCTCCTCTTTCATCCGCTCGATGATGTCCGTCTGTTTTTCGACTGGTACAGCGGAATCTACTTCCATTCCTTCCAATACTTTCAGTGTCGCCAACGTTGAAAAGAATTTCTGCCGCAGCTCCGAGCCCTGAATTTTGAAGAGGTAGACTACGAACGCGGTTTTGCCCATGTACTGCACAGCATCGGCGTCTACGAGCCACGAAAACGTGATGGTGCTCCCGCTTGCCTGCATATCTGTGATGTTGTAGTAATTTTTATTTCCTTTGGCGTTTGAGTACAAAATTCTCCCGGAGAATGTGGACATATCGAAGCCGTGGTAGTACCGGTTCATGCCGAATTTGATCTTATTTACATTTTTATCTCCTTCAACTCCAGCCACTACGCCGTTTTTCGGGATAGAAATCACTCTCAGATGTTCGTCAATCCAGAACTGCAGATCATCGTCCGTGACTGGTGTTGCGTATTCTTCCGCATCTTCCAGCATCTCTTCCAGTAATTCGTCTGTTGTGCTCATGTCATTCCTCCTGTTTCACTTCTACCCTGTTTGTTGACAGTTTCATTCCGTCTTTTCCCAGTCCTACTACGTTCACGTACCATTTCTTTCCGTGTAGCACCTCGGTTCTCACGATGCAGCAGTTTCCAGTGATTTTTTCTGAAAAGCATTCTGCAATCTTCGAGTCAATTCGGCGGAACTCTGCCACTTTTACTTTTCCGGCCCACTCCCGGTCAAAATAAAATTTTGCTGTCATATACTGCTCACTGCCCGCCACCAGACCGGAAAAATCCCCCCGCTTTTCGATCTGCTGACCCATAACAGAAAATTCAAGCACTCTCATGATTCTCCTCCTACGCCGTTCGCTTCCAGATATACACTGTGATATATGGCGGCAGATTATTGATCACCTGTGCACGATCCGTCATGGTAGATACCTTATTTACTCTGATATTTCCAACTGACGTCTGTGCAGCCCATGAAGCTGCCGTCATATTCGCCTGCACCGTAGATCCATATGGGCCTCCGTCATCCCCAAAAATCTGATACATTCGCCCTCCATCTGCTCCATTTGTCTCATAATGTTTGTGGTCAATATTGTTTTCAGCCACACCTGCTTTGATTCCTGATTTGTTCCATTTTTTGGTTGTATCATTTTCATCTACGCCGATCAGTGTTCTCCCTTTGGCGTATCTTTCCCATGTTCCCCCGAAAATCTGGTTCGGATCCGCAGTTTCTGTTTCTGTGATCCATATAGATCCGACCGGATGGTTCGCCATCTCGTCGCTGTGCATATATATTTTGTAGGCTTCGTTCTGTGTGTTGTAAGATCCCATCCGAATTTTCCCGTCCGCCATAAAACCTACATACTGCACTGTTGTTCCTTTTTTTGTGATCAGTCCGAATGCATCCGTTCCTCCAGACCATCCGCCCAGATCCGGGTAGAATCCGTCCGAAAATCCTGCATAGCTTTTCAGTTTTGTTTTCAGCCACTCCTCCACAGTTTCCCCTGTGGTTTCTGCTTTCTGGATATTTTTCAAATCGTCCACGGCAATTTTTTTCTCATTTCCGTCTGCGTCGCAAATCGCTACATAATCTGTGCTTTCGACTTTGGCTTTCGTCGGCCACTCAAACATTGTCATGTCCATTTTTTTTCGTCTCCTCTCTATGCCGGTATCCACTGCACCGGGTACACTGTTGCCGTTGGTTCTGGTGTTGGTGTCTCCTCTGTGCCGCCCTGCTTATATCTCAATACATGATCCCATGGCGGTGTGTGGGAATAATAACTTCTTGTGCAGATTTCGGTTCCCGTCTGGTCCCCGGTCTGTCCTCCCACTGCTCCACCGAATTCGTTTTGAGATGCGTGTACAATCTGTCCATTGCCTATATAGGTAGCAACATGATAGCCCTCGCTCAGCAGCACATCGCCGCGTTTCAGACCTGATCCGGAATAGACGTCTACACTCCCGATCACATCCGAAAAGCCACAGCGCAGGAATACCGCCCGCATATCTCCGGTGTAGCTTGCTCCATACGTTTTCACCGGCACGCCGGCTTCCTGCCACGCTGTGATGCAGAACGAGGAACAGTCATAATCTGGCCCCCACCGATACCCCTGATCATACCCATGTGAGTTATCCGCCGCGATATTCAGCATCCAGGCAATCGCCTTTTCAATTTTTTCCACCGAATCATCATCCAACGTCAGATGCGTTTTCCAGTAATTCGCATACTCTTTTCTTTTTGGCTGTACTGCTCCGGCGTGCTGCTCATAATTGAGTTCAAATAATTCTACCAGCGTTTCCAGGCTTTCTCCGGAGTTCCAGAATTCCGCAAATGACATTGATGTGGTTCTTTTCTGCCACTGGATCCCTACGTTTTTTTCGTAGAGGATCCGCTGCAGCTGTCCATTGATGTTCTTGCTCTCGTATCCTTTCGCTGCGGCCCAATTTGTATATTTCGTTGAGGGGGTCCACTGCACCAGCCCAAATCCCAGGTCTGTTCTACTGCTGTCGAGATTCTGCCAGATCCCCGGATTGCAGGTGGATTCCGCGTACATATTGCCCAGCACGGCAAGCGCCGCGTTCTGCGACGCTCCATTTCGGATCATAAAATTATAGATGTACTGCGCATTGTCTGTAGCATTTTCCATGCTCAGATAAGCATTTGAGCTAATTAGTGCCATTTTTCAGTTCCTCCCACGTTCCATCCGATTTCTTGATCCTTCCTCCCGTGATTCTTCCGTTTCGGATAACCAGATAACTTTCGTCAGAGTACACGAGTTTCCCACTCAATCCCGCAGATCCGGAATATCCCTCGTAGATCGCCCCTGCCCTGAACCTGATATAATCATCTTGTGGATTCACCTCGATGAAGGTGTTTCCTTTTCCGATCATTCCCGACCATGTGCTTTTTCCTGTCACAATATCCACATTTTGGAGTGGTGATATCTGGATAACTGGCTTTCCGCTGGATTCTTTTACCAAAATTCTTCCATTCTCCAAAGCAACCGAGCATGGTTTCCCTGCTTCTTTTCCAAAGATTTCCAACAGTGACGCAAAAATTTTTCCGCTGTTCAGATCCAGCTTAAATCCTTGTTCTCCATCTTTATAATTTTGCGACAGCAACACCCCTGCAATGAGATAATCTGCTAGAAATCCCTGACCCGTCCCAAATGTTTTCCAGTCCCAATCTCTGCCGTCCGGCGTTCTTTCGGATGCGATCAAAAATCCCGTTGTGCCGAGTGCCATCGCTCCGTACAGGTCGCTGTTCTTGTCCAATTCTTCGAAAAGGATTGCTTTTGCCGCCTGTTTTTCCGCATTCTCTGCAGTTGCTTTCAGTCTTGTTTTCATCAGATTAATCATTCCGGTTACCTGATCGCCTTTTACGGTTCCGTCTTTGTTCAGCGCCAGCTCTGCCATTTTCATTGCCGCACTGATCCGATCCAGATAATCGTTCTCCGCGGATCCGAGCGTGACGGTTGTATTTCTTTTCATGATACAGTCCCACACCACGCTCACAGCACGTTCCCTTGTTGATATCTGCAGATCTTTGTTCTCCACTTTCACGTAATCTCCGAGACCGATTTTCACAAGATTCTCCACATCTGCATACTCAATTGTGTTTTCGATGTTGATAAGGTCCACTTCATATGTGATTTCCGGTAGGTCGCATCCTGCCTCAAAATCTGCTTTCGCTTTTTCCCGTAATGCTTTCTGCAGATCTTCCAGTGTTGCGTATCCCGTTTCATCGGTTCTGCAATCCGCCTGTAGCTTCACATCTTCATACTGCGCAACTTTTGTGTAGGCAATCGGATATTTTCCAATATTTGGACTGTCCACATAATAACTATCATCTGGCAACGTGTACCCGTTGTAGCTTTCCGGAATGATTCTGGTAACCACGTTATCCATGTTTACTTTCGCCTTAACGGACGACATGTTAAATCCAAGCCGCGCTTCTGCTCCGTAATCTCCTCCGGCTCTTTTTCTCATCTGGCATACGTAATTCTGGAAAATAGGTTCTCCACCCCATCTGTTGATGAAACTGTTTTCATTGTCAGACAGCAGCGCCTCAATCAAATTCTTCCTGACGTAGTACGCGGTATTGATATCCGTGATGTCCGAAACAACACGATATTTTCCAACGCTGATCTTCTCCGCCGCCTCCGTGCCCGTGCACTGTGTTGGCCGCACATCTTTCAGATGGGTTTCTCTTGATGCATCAAAAAAGATGGGCCGTGCCTTTGCGGCAAGTCCACCCATCTCCTTTTCTGCATCATACACCCGGAACTGCTCATTTTCTCCGTATGGAGTCGGCGCCGTGATAACGGATCCGGCTTTCAGGCACTCAATATATAGCGCATCTGCCGCGCACTCAATATCCATGTCCCATTCTCCGTTAAGCTGCATAGTCAGTTCGCATTTCTTTGGATGTAGCACGCAGTCTCCGTTATTTTCATAATTTTTGTTTTCTGGCTTGTAAACCTGTATCATTTTGTCCTCCAACGCGGTGCAACCGAAATTTCAAACGCAGAGTCAAACAAAATAACGTTTTCCCCCGGATTCAAATAGAAATCTTCATAATTTCCTTTAATTTTGTTGCTCGCATTTTGTCCCTGTCCATTCACCGTTATTTCTTTTTCCGTATCGATGATCAGTGTTCCATTGACCTGTGCAAGCAGCTCATTTCCGTTGATTCGTCCCCAGCACTCTCCGTGGCCCTCAATTTTGATTTTGGGGCACGAGGTGTCATACTCATTCGTCAGTGTAAAAAACTTTCTTTTTGTGGCTACTTTCTGGCCGTTTTCTGTCAGCACGTATCCTCCGCCGCCTACTTTGTGACCCCAGTATACCGTCATTGGATATGGCTTTTCATATTCATCGCTTCCGCGTACGTACAGATACGGTGAGCAATAGAATGTGATCGTGAATTTTCCCACCCGCAGGCTTTCTCTGCTGTTTTCGCTTAAAACTGCATAATAGGCGCGGTACACAAACACTGGATCGTCATTCAGGATCAGTTCTGCATTTTTCTCCTGCGCCCATCGTTTGATTTCCCGCCATTTTTCATGCCATTTCGATTCCGGGCCGATATAGTTCATCTCGATCGAGATTGTCATCTCCTTGTAACGGCCATTGTCGATATGATAAGCCCCATCTACTCCCGGCACTTCCAGAGTTTCGATGTCCCGTTCTGCTGCAGGGATGTTCGGCCTGTTGACCGCAAAAATGCAGAGGTCGGCAGAACTGACCCCTGCAAAAATAACTTCGTAATCGTCAATCATGCAAAGCCTCCTTTCCAGACAGGCTTACTTATCTGCTGTCTGTTCAGCTCTTTGATGGTTAATTTCACGACTTTCTGGTAGATTCTTTCGTCTCCAAGATTAATCACGTTTTCCATCGTCAATCCGAGATCTCCAAGGACCTCAGCAAGCGCTTTTATCAGGTCTGCATTGTTGGCCCGCACTTCTTCGCGGACGTACTTTTTCAGTGTCTCGATCGGTGTTACGGCTTCCGGTCCTTCCTCGCCCGCTACGTCGATCGTGTTTCCTGACTGATTAATAACGGTCGGTCTGTTCAGGATCGCGCCTTTCGCGTGCCAATTGACACTTAACCTCGGGATGCTTCCTTTTACTAGATCGCCGATCGACCATCCCGGCGGTGATATTTTGAAATGCGGCATTTTTATTTTTGGTGTCGGCCATTCGCCGGCAAAAAATCGTTTTACTGCATCTAGTGCATTTTTTACCACGTTTTTGATTTCCTCAAATTTGCTCCAGAATTTATTTTTGACTCCTGTGAGCTTGCCGCCTGTCAGCTTGTCGATCACATCAAATCCCGTGGACCATATTTCCTTCCATGTCTGCCAGCTCGCTGCCAAGATTCCGGTGATTCCGCCTCCGTATTTTTCGTAGGCATCCTGGATCCGGCCGAGCTTCTCTTCGCCCAGCTCCACGCAGAAATCATAGCCGGCGGTCAGTACCGTTTTTAAAATATCAATCCCTTCGAGTACCCCTTCCCGGAATTCGTCGCAGGTTGTCCAGAGTGTAAAAACAGCAATCACAATTGCCGTTATAATTGTGAGGACCGGATTCGCCGCGATGATGCCAAATAGACCCGATAAGCCTTTTGCTATGACCGGAATACCTCCGATTATTTTTGCCCCGCTACTCACCACTGTTCCAAGCACAATAAGCAACGGACCAATAGCAGCCACGATCAGGCCAATCTGTATAATCATCTGTTTTTCCGATTCCGACAACCCGTTAAACCATTCTGTAAATTGCGAAATCTTTTCCGCAATATTTTCGATAATCGGTGCGAGTTCCTCCATCAGTGTTGTTCCAAGGTCGATAGCATCGTTTTTCAGCTCATTCGTCGCCTTTTTAATCTTTGTGGAGTTTGTGTCCAGTTTTTCAAATGCCGTATTTGTCGCGCCTGCACTATTCTGCATCTGTTCCAAAACGCCATTAAAATTCTCAGCGCTGTCTCCCAGCAGGATCATACCTGCTTTTCCGGCCTCCGAACTGCTCCACATATCACCAAACGATTTGTTGTTTTCCGTCGCCGCATCGCTGATTATTTTCAGGACATCAGACAATGACATTCCGCTGTCCATCAATTCCTTAAATGTCTTTCCCGTCTTTTCTTTCAGGGTTTTCGATACGTTCGTTCCTGATTTTCCAAGCTCATTCAGCATACCGTTCATGTACGTTGTGCTTTCCGCTGTTGCAACACCATTTGCCGTCATGATAGCGTATCCTGCGCACAGCTCGTCCAGGCTTACTCCGTAGGCGTTTGCTGTCGGGATTACTTTTCCCATTGATGAGGCAAGATCCGCAACTGTTGTTTTGCCCAAATTCTGTGTCTGAATCAGCATATCAGAAACATTCGTTACTTCTGATGCTTTCAATCCATACGCATTCATGATGGTTGTAAGCACATCCAGCGCCGCTCCCGCATCCGCGAAGCCTGCTTTTGCCAATTTTGTTGAATTCGAAACGAAATTGACTGCATCGCCTGTTTTCTGTCCTGCTGAAATAGAATCATAGACATTCTGTGCAATTTCTTCCGATGAGATTCCTGTCTGATTGGAAAGATCCAAGATCGCCTTTTGCATTTCGTCCATTGGGACTTCCGTTGCGTCAGCAATCGTCGAAACTTTTGCCATCGAATCCTCAAAATCCATAGCCATTTTGGCAGATGCCGCTCCGGCCGCAAGAATCGGAGCGGTCACCTTTTTCGTCATTCCGCTTCCCGCGTCCTTGACCTTTTCCCCAGCTTTCTGGACTTTTTCTGTATATTCCTCAATTGATTCTTTTCCGAATTTCAGCTGCTCGTTTACTTCTTTCAGACGGCTCTTGTATTCATTTAGCGACGCTTCCGCCTCATTCAGCGCGGCTTTCTTTTCCTCGATCGCCTTTTTGTTGTCGCCCTCGGCATTTTCCAACAGTTTCAGTTCTTCTTTTACGAGACCGACTTTTTTCTGGTACGTCTCGCCCTGCTCCGTCAGATACTTCTGCTCATCTTTTAATTTTTTCGCAGATGAGGTGTTTTTGTCCCACTGGCTCTTCATCAGCTTGAATGAGGATTCATTCTTTTTTGCGGACGCATCCAGCGTGCTGATGGAGTCATCCAGTTTTTTCATGTTCTCTTCCAAAACCGCGGAGCCGCTCTTGATTTCCTGGTTTACTTCTTTCAGGCCTTTCTGGTACTGGGCAAGTGTTGTCTCTGCCTGGGAAAGCTGTTTTTTCTTCTGGGAGATCGCTTTCTCGTTTTTGTTCTCTGCTCCCTCCAGTTCAGAAAGCTCTCTTCTCAGGACCTCCACTTTTTCGTTGTATGTTTCGGTCTGTTTCTGCAGGTATTTCTGTCTGTCGGTCAGTTTCTCCATGGCCGTTGTGCTGTCATCCCAGGCGATTTTCGCACGTTTAAACTCTTCCCGGTTACCCTGTACGGCTTCCGAAATCTGTTTCAGGCTTTTCTGAAAATCTACCGTACCGTCCGTTTTGAACGATAAACCGACCCGCTTCATATCATCCGCCATACAGCTCACCTACTTTCTTTCTCTCCCAAAATTTTTCATACATTTCGTTAAAAAAGATGGGGTCACAATCAAAAAATTCTTCCTCGCTCATCCCCATCTCCGCGGCGCAGATCCGGTATTCCGCCCAGTCTACGTCAAGCCCTTCGCCATCTGCTGGCGTGCCCGTTTTTTTTTAGCATATTCGTCGCATCTGGCTGAAAAGCCCTCCAACAGCACGCGGATCTGCTCATCATCCATCGGCACCAGCTGCAATGCCTCGTCAAACGTCACCGTTTTTCCGTTGCTCCGCAGGATGGCGTACACGGATGCGGCCGCAAGATCCATCTTTTCCGGATCTGTCAGTTTTTCCTGTTTCTTTTTTGCCAGTTTGTAAAATTTCGGCATCTTCTGCAGATAGTAGAGCGTGCCAAAATTAACATTGACGGGCAGCCGGGTGCCGTCCGTCAAATCTACAATATAATCTTTCATGTTTCTCCTTATCCGGCTACTGCCGTTGTCAGATCGTCATCCTTGAGGATTGGTTTCGAGAAGAACTTTTCTTCTGTCAGCCCCTCCGGGAATGCTTTCATGCTGGAATCCAGCGATACTTTAATATTTTCTTTTGCGTCGAATGGGTACGCAACGATCGTTACTGTATCTGTCTGCACGGAAAACGTTTCCTCACCTGTTGCCGCATCATCTGTGTTTGCTGTGAGCTTACATTTCGGATACCAATCATATCTCTCTGAGCCGTCCTTGTTTTTGACCACTTTTCCATACGCCAAAAACGGACGAATGCTCTTTCCTCCGGACAGAATGAGGCCGTTTTTCGTCACCTCATCCCCTCGCGCTTTTGCAAGCGTATCTGCCGGGAACGCCACTACCTCAACTTCGATGTTCGTTGATGGCTGGCGGGTGTCTGTATCGTAGATTTTCCCGGAAGCATATACATCCGTTGTCCCTGTGTTCTCTGTTACTTTTACGCTTTTTACAACTTCGGTTTTCTCCACGCTTTCCTCAAACGTTTCTGTCCACTGTCCATTTTCGTCCGGCGTATTGAAACACACATACTGTGCTCCCACTGTTTCTTTCAGCGGTGGTTTTCTCGTTTTGATTGACATATTTTTTTCCTTTCTACCTGAACAATCTCTGCAGTATCAGGTTATAATATTTATTTGAATCTTTTTTGAACAATCCGCGCAGATGCGGCTGTGCATTCATTTTCCGTGTTCCTGCCTCTACCATCGGGCCGTAATATTTTCCCCATCCGACCTCTACTTCCCCGTTTTTTCCTTTTCTGGCCGAAACGGTGTCCAGCAGATGGGTGTATCCAGACTTTCGAATCTGTGATCTCGGTTTTGGCAGCGCCCGCACATCTCTGGCCAGCTGCTCCGCGCCATCCATCATGGCTGCTTCAATTCTGCTCTGTTCGAATTTCTCCTGATATTCCTGAATGATCTTCTGAAATTCGTTCATGCCGGCAGAATAGAAATCGTCCTCATTCATACTGTTACCTCAACGGAAAAATAAGAATGAAAGACCTTATCTTCCTGCACGTACTCGTGATAGATGGTAGGATGGAGCCCGACTTTTCTGAGTTTTTCTCTCAGTTCCATCAGTTTTTCATTCCGCGGCGTACGAGAATAGAAGCTAATCTGGTATGTTTCCACATTTTCGTACTCTTCTCCAGATGCCAGAATATCCTCCCAGATATAGTCCCAATAGACCACACGCGGGTATTTGTTTGTATTTTCCTGGCTTGCGATTCCCTCATTGACCGGGATCTGGAGCGAGTGGAGCAAATCGCTTAATTCCTGTTTTTTCATGCAATCACCTCAATCGTTCGATCTGGTCGCACCAGTGTGAGCTCCGTTTCCGGGAATCCGTCCTTGTTGATGATGTGTGCGGCGTTATAGACTCTGTGCTGTGTTCCCTCAATGATACACACACAGTCACTGTCAATTTTCTTGTACTGCGGAATCCGAATTTTCATTGTGATTTCCCGTCCGCTCTGACTCAGTGCGTATCTGGTATGGTCATACACAGAGATCTCGTTGTACCAGATCGTCATGTGCTGATTTTCCAGAATATCCTCCGGAAAGTCTTTGGTTTCGTCTGTTTTGATTCTATAGAGTTCAAAACAGCCGCTTGTGTACACCGGCAGGCTCATGTCGGCACCTCGCTTTCCAGCTGCCAGGATAAGATAATCGCAGCGTAATTCTGCTCCCATTCGTATGTTTTGTGGTTGTACGCATAGTACACGTAATTTTTCAGCAGACTTCGAAACGTATCATCTGTTTCCAGGCTTCTTCCCGGATTGAGCGTATCAAGACGGTGTTTTCCTTCTTTCAGGTACCGCAGCAGCGACTCATCCGGGAAATACGGCGGAATCTGAAATTCCTGCCGCACTTCCTCAATCATTTCTTCCAGCATTCCGCCTTACCTCCTTATTCTCCTGTTGGCTCTGCTGCCTGCGCGATTGTCTGTGGAACCGTTACCTGCTGAACCGGCAGCACGTACTCTTCCAGTTTCGTCACGTCAAATACTACGGCGCAGTCATCATCCACCGCGCGGCCGTTCGCATAGCATTTTCCGATGATAACGTCTGCATCATCCATTGCTTTTGTCTGATCATAAGTGTTCAGCTCAACGCCAGATGCTCCCATCGTGTAGACACCTGCCATGGTAAAAATGCCTTTTCCTTTCGGTACGTTCGCATCCGGAATCTTTTCAAGGCTCATAAATGAGGTGTTTCTATATCCTCCTGTGAGACTTTCTCCATACAGCGCCGGGTCCACGTATTCCGCCTCATCACTCGGATTACACAGTAAATACAGCGTTCCGATTTCTCTCTTTCCGTCTTTGCTCAGTGTCTTTCTTACTGGAGCAAGTCCTTTCGGGCTGAATTTGGTTACCGTGTTCATTACCGTTTTCGCCTGCGCGGTTCCGTCCGTTTTGAAGCTCGCGATCTTATTCATGATTCCTACAGGACCCGTTTTTCCGTTTCCATCCAGATATCCTTTTACCAGGCCGTCCTGCATTGCCTCCGCAAGAATTGCCGTAAAATATTTGTCCACAAATGGCAGCGTAAGATCCCGAATTGCTTTCGGAATCACAAGATATACTGTCAGTTTTTTCACTTCCAGGTCAAGAGTTGCAAAACTTGCGTTCAGCTCTCCTTTGATGGCATCTGTTAAGTCCCCCCATACTGCAGTCCCGGAATGTTCACCAACCAGCCATTTCTTCACATTTGCCGGGGCAAATTTTACCAGGCTCAGAATTTTACTTGCCTTTTTCACATCATCCAGCGTTCTGTCGATGATTTCATCCGGAATGATGTCGATCTGCTTCGCAGTGATCGCCTGTTTTACATCTTTCAGCCCTTCATAGAACTGTTTTTCCTTGTCCGACAGGCTGTGAAGGTTCAGACGTTTTCTGTACTCTTCATCATGTGCCGCGCGGGCGTTCTGCTCCACGAGCTGATTGATGAGTCCTTTGTTTTTCTCCTCTACGATCATAGCAGCAGCCTGATAGATCGCCTCTACCTTATCGTCTGCCTCTTCCATCATCTTCATCACTTTCTGTTTCAGCTCTTTCTCTGTGATTTTGTCGATGTTCATTCTTTTTCTCCTTTCCGAAAGAAAGCGTCAAATCCGCTTTTCTGTTTTTGCGCCGGCGCAACGGCCCGCATGAACTTTTTAACCTCCGCATCCAGGAATATGCGATTGTTCAGCTGTTTGATCAGCTGTTCATTTTCTGCGAGAAGCTGTTCTGTCCGCGGCTCCTCCTTCTGCTCCACGCCGATTTTATCAATTAATCCGCATTCCAGGGCTTTCTGCGGTGTGAGCACGGTCTCTGCATCCATCATGGCTCTCAGTTCTGCCTCATCGATGGTCGCACGGCGCATCATCAGCTGCACACAGGATTCCATACACACGTCCAGCTTGTCCGCTTCTTCCCGGAGCTGTTTTGCATTTCCTGTGACGCTGGCCCACATGTTGTGGATAATCGCGCTTGTGCCGTACCCCATGATTCGCTCATCGCACCCCTGCAGAATTGTAAACGCGATTGAATGGCATACGCCGTCCACGATTCCCACTTTGTGTGCCTTGCTCTCCTGCAGCAGGTTGTAGATGGCCGTTCCTTCCGAAACCGATCCGCCGTAGGAATTAATATGCAGTTCAATTTCTTCCCCATCCGGCACCGCTTCCAGGAGCTTCTGGAAATGTGCCGCGGATGTCTCCGACTCGTCATAGTCCCAGGTTTCCCAGTTCCACTCTCCATATTTCGAGATATCGTCATACAGAAAGATCTTGTGCACGTTGCCATCCACCTGCTGGCAGTAATGCATCTCTTTTCTTTTCATGGCTTTCTCCTTCCCTTGTTATTTGCTGTTTCACCCATCAGCTGGGAGATTTACTCTGTGTTTCCCGTGACCGCGCTTTCGTCCGCGGTATAGTTCTTTGTCACCATACGGCTTCGGCTGAATTCTGTATTCAGTGCTTCCCAGCCGATGGATTCCCGCAGCTCATCCAGGTTGAAGCCGATGCTCCGCAGGGTACTCATGCCGGTTGCGCACTCGATCAGGTCGCGGTGCTTGAATCTTGACAGATCCACCCAAATTTTCTCGTCTTTTTCATAACTTTCTTTTCCGACAAGTTTTGCGTTGAATGAATCGTTCAGAATTTCGGCAATCGGTGAAACTGCGTAGGTGATGAACTCGTTTGTGCTGTCCGCTTTTTCTGTGATTTCTCCCAGGAATACCGCCATTGGGATGTTAAATGCCATTGCGGTGTCCTTAAAAATTTCTTTCGCAAACTTTACAACGTCCTCACTTGCCCCTCCGGCCTTAATTTCAACCTGGTTGATATCAATTCCGGCGCTCGTGATGATAGTTGACGGTTCATCACTCAGCAACGTCTCCTGCAGCTTCTCTTTGTATTGATCTTTTGTCAGCGTTTTCACGTTTCCATTCTCATCTTTTGTTGCAATGATGGAATTTGTCGCGTCAAAATGGAGCTTGAATTTCGGCGTATTAACATACGTCTGCATCGTGCAGACCGCGTTCGCCAGCTTATTGTACTTTTTCGCAATATTCCCAAGGTGTGCACTGAGCCGGTCATTTCGCAGCCGCAAGTGCAGCACCTGATCCGCCGTCAGGTACATGTCCAGCGTCATCGTTCTTCCGTTGCAGCTGATCGTGATATCGCTGTAGATCTGCGGTAAGATTACACTGTCATTCAGTGTCCAGGAATCCGCAAGAAAGTATTGCTCACCCACTCTGCAGATTAACGCTTCCTTTTTCGTCAGCAGTTTGTGGATCGCCGCACGCCAGAAATCCGTTCCGGTTTCATTGGCATTCGGCCGCACATTCAGCCGCCAATAGACGTCATCTTTTGCCCGTCTTGTTCCTTTTTTGTCTTTCCTCTGGACTACAATTTCCGATTTTGCAATCGCATCCGCAATCATACCAATTGCTTTCTCTTTTGCGAACTCATACAACTGCAGCTGCTGTGTGGTCGATGTTATGATTTCGAGCAGAGACTCTTCTTTTTCTGCTCTTTTGAAAAACCAATCAAACATAGATAACCGTCTCCTTTATCTCATCCTTCGAAAACATCGCCGCCACGAAAGCCATAAATCCATCGTTTTTCCTTAACTTCGGTTCTATTTTTCCGTACATCTTGTTTCCGTATTTGTCCGTGCTCACTTTCGTATTGTTTGTATACCATCGCATGATGGAGGACGGACCATAATTTATTTTTCCTTCTGCAAACAGCCTTTCAATCTCCGGAGCAATGATGGCACACGCCGATCCGATTCTTCGCACCAGTCTTACCAGCCCCGCCGGATTCTGTTTGCTTTCGATTGAGATTCCCGCTTCTTCAAATTTCGTTTTGAACATCTGATAGCGGTAGGTGTCCATCGTGATTTTTTGTACAACATATTCATTCATCTTCTCAACACACCATCGAATGATGGCGTCAATCGGGATCGTCGGACCATCCACCACCTCAAAGTCCTCAAATTCCGGCTGTCCAAAATTGTTCAGCGGAAATTTGATTTTCTCCAAAAACGGTGAATCTTTGCAGATCCATGTGTGCTGCCGCCAGATGAACTCCTCTCCGTCCTGCGTCAGCACTCCGGCCGATGCAAAGTCTCGAATGTCGGCATAGTCCAACGCCAGAATCGCAAGTTTGCCTTTTGTGTCCGCTGTTTTTCTCGGTGTTTTCCGTTCGATATCGTCATAACAGCACCGCAGAATGTTGTTCCATGATGTTACGGTTTCTTCTTCATTTCGCGCCGGCAGATTGAACCGTTTGGTCATCAACTCCGGAAGTTTGCTCGGAAGCTTCTGTGCTTCCAGATAATCTTTCATGATCTGCGTTTCCAAAATTGGCATATATTCCAGCGACGGATTGGCCTTGTGCCAGGCTTCCGGAAGATCTTTTTCTTCTTTCGCATCCAGCTTGCAGACGAACGGAAAATATCCGAGCGGATTTTCACCCGTCCTCAGAATCTCTTCTATCATCGTCAGAATTTCATCCAGCGGGCCATCCCTTACATATCCGTTTGTGGTGATGATAAATTCCCGCGGATGCTTTACTTTTCCAAGTGCGCTTTCGAATACATTGATCTGCTCGTAATTCTCGTAGGCGTGTATCTCATTCAAAATCAGGCATCCAGGCCGTTTTCCATCTTTTGTCTCTGCCCGGCTCGTGTTGTATTTCAACTCCGATCCGGTCTTGAAATTCGTGATCAGCTCTTTTGTGACGCTGAATTTTCCCTTGAACTTTTTCTTTTTGCATACGTTGTAAGCAACCTTGAAAGTTTCGTTCGCCTGATCTTCCGAATTCGCCACGATTTCCACATGATAATTTTCAACGCCATACAATGGAGTTTGAAAAAAATTCGCCAATGGTACGATAAATCCATCCTTCCCATTTCCTCTGCCCATCATCACGATGAATTTTTGAAATAGCGGCATATCGCTCACGTACATAAATGCGAACGCATAGATAAATTTCTGATACGGAAAAAGCGGATAATAATTATTCTCGCAATACTGCAGACATTTTCTGTAGGTTTCTTCGTCAAAAAAAACATCGTCTCTCTTCAACGTTGGGAGTACGATGTTCTTGATCAGCAGCTGTCTTTCTTTGTTGATCCATTCCGGATGGGCTTTCGCGTAGGCAAGATAGTCGTCAATTTCTTTACAGGTAACCATCTGCCTCGGACTCATTCGAGATCTGGTCTCTCAGACCAAGATCACTCAAAATTTTTAACATAATCGCCGTGGTTTTCTGCAGATTTTGCACAGATTCATTTGTTTTTTCCACCATAATTCCGTTCCCATTCATGGCTTCATAACGGATTCCACGCTTTTTGATATCCTGGATCAGATCCTTTTTCAACTTCCAGTAATGCATATAATCTTCTACCAGATCTCCGTAAAAATCCGCTGTTTTTCCCTGTAATCTCAACTGCTCCAGCAGCGACTCCTTAACATCTTTCTGTGACATCTGCTCACCACCCTTCTGTTTTTTTCCACTTCACCCGAACCGGTTACCCCCACCCCTTTCACGCGAGAATCTGAAAAATCTGAACAGTCATGCCCCTTCCTACCCGTTCTTCCCTAGCCAAAAATCGCTGAGAATTACCCCGGGGGGATGGTCACCACTGCTCCGGCGCGATCACCCGGCGCTTCGGAACGAACTTCCGCTCGACATGTCGGCCGTGTCTCACGTTATGGCACTGTGTGCACAGGCTTACCAGATTCTCTTCATCCAGCGCAAGCTCCGGATGCTCTTTCAGTTCCATGATATGATGGACCTGTGTTGCCCTTCGGATCTTTGCTTCCGTCGCCGGCAGCCTGATGTCTTTTTCTTTTGCTTCCTGCAGTCTCTTTCTGCAGTCCTGGCATTCATATTGATCCCGTCTCAGGATAGCCAGGCGCTTGTGTTCCCATTCTGCAGAATTGTAGAATTCCTTTGCTTCTTTATCTGTCATGTTTCCCCCATAAGAAAATCCCCACATTTCTGCAGGGATTTTCTTCGACAAGGTGTGATCGATTTTTGAACTGGAAGAGAACCGGTTTTCCTTTTCCCGTTTCTCTTCTTTTACACTATATCACTTATACCGTGTATCATTCTATTTCATTTTGAAGTTCGCCAACGCCTTTCCATGGATTCTATGTACCTGCGCCCATCCGTATCCCATCCGCTCGGCAATCTGCTCCCACCGGAGCCAATGGATGTATCGTAATCTTAACACCGTCTTTTCTGTCTCATCCTGCATCTGTTCGATTTTCTGCGTAATCTCTCTCCGGATGCTGATCCGCTTCTCCATCTGTTCTTTCAGATCCGCCAGCAATCCGTCCAACTGCGCCGCATATTCCGACAGGTCCCCGCAGCTGCTCCCGTGCGGCATCCCGTCCTGAATCAGCATCGGAAACATCTTATCCATTCTCAGCTCATCAATCTCCTGCTGGATCGCCTTTTCCGCAATCACTGCGCCGTGATACCTTTTCAGATATTCTTTTTTCTTTTCGATCTCATCTTTCTTTTCATCTCTGTTCTGCTCCATCGGTCTCACCTCCTCGTTTTTTTATTTGTCGTCTACTTCTATCGCATATTCGAAAAGCCAACGAAGTGCTTTCAGAATTGTATCTTTCTTAATTCCGTTGTGCGTCGGCATATCCAACACGACCAAAATTGACCGAAGCTTTTCATCCTCGCTGTATTTATCGCTTTCAATTTGCTCAAAAACAGCATTTGCCTTTCCAACGTTTATTCCGTACTCCTTCATTTCTTTCTTCCTCTTCTGTGTTTTTCGTTCCAATCCTTTACTTTCTATTTTTGTATGCTCATCGCAACTTGAATCATCTGCATTGCCAGAATAAAATCCAACATTCCCAGGATCTGATCTTCTTTTGACGAAACGTATATCTTATTTCCGTCACGATCCGTAATCGTCACAGTCCTTTTTAACCCCAAAACCACTTCTACTACTGCAAAAATTATCATAAGCGTTTTTACAATTGCTCGCATCTTATTCCTCCCACTTCAGTCGTTGACCACAGTACGGACAGTAATTTTGTGTTTCAAATACATCATCTCCGCATTTTTTTGCATTCATATACCGTGATTCCGGTAATTCCAAGCATCAGCATCGGTTCCAATGGGATATTCTTTTCAGCCGCTTCTGCTACCTGATCTGGGCTCAATCCGGTTTCTTCATAATCTTTCAATTTGCATAAGGCTCCGTAAATCTTTTCACTTACTGTTTTCGTAATTTTGTGTCCTTCTTGTAGTTGTTCCCAACTCACGCCTCTCAGGTGCCAGAGTCCTGTCTTATTTTTTTCTGTTAATCTTACCATGCTTTTCATTCCACTCCTTTAAGTATGTTTCTGTTCTTCCCATCTTTCTCACCTTTCCCCGGTTCGCTTAATTAATTTACTTAATGGTTCTTTATTCTCATATATGTTCCCTATAACCTTGACAGATTTTCCGGCATTATGATGATTGCATAAATGCCAAAGTGAAAATATTGTACTGTCTGTTTGCATACAATCCCCGGCAACAGCTCTGGCATAAAATCCGCAATGAGTTTCTCCGTATCTAACTTCCCACAACGTTGTTCCATCCGTTAGATAATCTCCCTCGAATACAAGCAATCCATTATTGTCGTACACTGCAGTGCTCTGCATTGTTTCATAGGTCTGTGAATATTTTAAAATAATATCTAATGTGTCAGTTCCATTTTCTCTACATTCAATATACGGAAATCTATAGAACATATGTTTATTAATTTTATCCCATATTCTGATGCGAAATCTCTCCAGTTTTGCCATGCTCACTCCTCCTTCATGCACAAATTACGCAACGCTTAAAACTCTCTCATTTCTTTTTATGCTTATGCTTCCATTCCGTAAGATACCGCTCCTGCTCCTCATCCTCTTCCGGATCAGACGGCCGCTCCGGTCTGTTCAGTAACCATGCGGCACCGCCGAGCATAGCCGCGCACAACATTAAAATTCCAATTATTGCTCCCATGTCTCCTATCCTTTCGCCAAAATCTCAAGTCTTACCCGGTCCCATTCTTCCATCAGTTCTTGCGGATAATTATTTTCTTCGTTCTCAATATCCCTTTTTATTCTGCATATCCCGTTATCTCTCGCTACTCTTCCAACCGTACTTTCCGACACTCCTGTTCTGGCCACGATCGCTTTATACGTTTTTCCCTGCTGCAGCATTTCCAGAATCAAATTTTCCATCTCTTCCGGTATTCTTTTCATTTTCCTCTCCCCTCTGGCAACGTTCGCATCTTTGGCGCTAGCTTACCAATACTCCTTTTATTTTGTGTGCTTCCGGGCATCCTGGGTCAACATATACCGCGTACGTTCCGACGCTCTGCACGTGCTTGCATTTTTCGTAGTTCTCCATCTTCTTTTCCTCACAGATAATTTTTCCCGAAGATCTCCCGGAAACTTAATTCCGGGAAATTCTCTTCGAATGCTTTCTGCCCTGCCGCCTGCAGATATCGGTTTGCTTCTCCCGCCGGATCCTGATGCACAGCTCTGGCGGACGTCCGGTGGCATTCCGGGCAGATATAGACTTTCAAACCGTATTCTTCCGACAGGTGCCGATTCGGGCCGCCGAAGATATGGTGTTCCTCTAACACCTGTTTCCAGCTATAATCCCCCCCTCTGGCGCAGAGGTAGCAAATCCGGCTCTCCTTGTTCTGCAGCAGGCTCTCTCTGTGCTTCTTTCTCTTTTTTTTCGTCTGCGGTTTCGGAAATAACATTTTTCTCTCTCCTCTCTGTTACCGGAACGGAATTTCATCTTCAACGCCCTCTGGAATATTCATAAACCCATCGTCATCCGTCTCCGGTTCTGTCTTCCTCTTTGGCGGTCTGGCCGCGCTCGCTCCCTTGCTCTCTACGAACTCCTGCTCCTCTACAACCACGTCTGTCGTGTAGACCTTCTGCCCGTCCCGATTGGTGTAGCTTCCGGTCTGAATCCGGCCGGTGATGGCGATCTTGATTTCCTGCTGCAGATATTTCTCCGCAAATTCCGCCTGCCGGCCAAACGCCACGCATCCGATGAAGTCCGCAGTCGCTCCTCCCTCTTTCTTGAATCGGCGATCCACTGCCAGCGTATAGCGCGCAACCGCACTCTGCTCCGGTCCTTGCGTCCACCGGACGTCAGGATCTCTTGTCAATCTTCCCATCAACATAACTTTGTTCATTCTTTTCTCCCTTTCTTCACTACCTTTGTATTTCGGATCCGGAACGCTCTTTGTGCTCCCGGCTCTGCATCTGTCTCAAGGATTCCATCGGCTATGAGCTCATCCATGTGTTTTTTCACAGTCGTTGCAGATATGCTCAGCTCGGCTGCAATCTCTTTATAGCTCGGCGGATACACATGCTCTGAAATGTATCTTGCAATATACCGATACACTTCTTCTCTGAGTGCCGTGCTCTCTTTTCTAAAATACATTCGCATCCTCCATTCCATATCCCCTCTCATCGACCTTGTCTTTCAGCCACTCGTAGAGTTTTTCTTCGTTTCCCAGGACTTCCGTCGTCAGATTCTTATACAGGTATTCAGCCGTTCCCCACGTGGCCAGCGTATCCAGATATTCTTTTCGTTGCATCGTCTTTCCGACCACTTCAACGCTTTCTGTCCCCGGAGAGTCTGCCGGAAGATTCATCTGCCCCGGCAGCTGCTCCTCTGTCTCGGTTTGTGCGGTTTCCGTTGCGTTTTGTGTGATTTCCGTTGCGTTTTGCGTGCTTTCCGCTCCGTTTTCCGCAATTTCCGTCTCACTTTGCATTTTTTCTTCTGCTTTCCGCGGTTCTTCTGATTGCGGTGTCTCATTTTTCTTTTGTGCCGCATTTTGGGACGTCTCTTTTTCCGGCTTTTTCGGTGTCTCCGAAACCGGCTCCGCCTCTGTATTTATAGGGCTTTCCGGCTTTTTGATTTGCGCCGGCGCAATTGGTTTTGTCTCAACTTTTTCCTGCGGCTCTGTTTTGGGATGCTCTTCTTGTATTCTCTGTTTCCATTCCACGCTCTCGAAGATTTTTTTCGTGATTGCGAAGAACTCCGCCCAGCTCATTTTCTGCGGCTGCTGTCCGAACTGCTTGATCTGGATGTCATTCTCGTACATCGCCATATAGTACAGCCCTGCACGGAACGTTTTAACCCCCGCCGGGTTGACGATCTCAACCATTTTCTCCGCTTCGCCGTCCGCATAGGCCTCGCTCTGCTCCAACTGTTTTGCAATCGCCGCATTGGCTTCGAAGAATTTCCACACCAGCTTTTCCAGTGAGTCCGCGGCTTCCGGTTCCGGCGTCTCCTTGTTGAAGTGTTTCAGCTCCCGAATATCTGCCTTTGGCATCTCCGGCCGGATCATTTCCATGTCTGCATCCGGCAGGGAAAGCATCTCGGAGAGCTTGCTGCTCCCCATTTGTGCGTATTCCGGCCGCAGGCGGTCCGAATAACCGTCGATGCTGAATTTTCGGTTGATGCTCATAAAACGCGAGATCGTTGATGCGCTCAATCCGTATTCTGCCTTGGCAAATTCCGTCACTGTCTCATAGCCATCATTTTTATATAGTTTCTGCTCCTCGATCTTCCGGAGCGTGTAACCGATCCGCACAAAACTCTCCTGCACGCCGATCAAGTCCCGCTTAAGGCTCTCTTTCATCGCAAGCCAGTCATCCAGGGTTAATTGTGTATATTCTTCCATACCTACCTCCTATGCTGTCATTGTCATCATTTCACTGGTTTCTTCCTGCAGAGTTCCGCTTTTCAGCTTTTCCAGATAATTATCCAGCCAGCTCTGATTTTTTTCTTTATCCGGCTTTGTATCCCTTTCTCCATACCACTGTACTATTCTCTTTTGTTCCGGATTGATTTCGATGGTGATGTACGGTGTTTCTGGTTCTTTTTGTAATCGCATCATCAGGATATAGCTTTTCCCCTCGTTGTGTTTGCTCAGATAGTTGTCGCCCCCGACGCAATGATGGAGAATCCTTCCTTCCATCACGATCTCCGCCGCTGATCGGGCCGGCCGAATGACATACATTGCATCTTCGTAGTAGTATTCTTTTCGCAGGTTCCTGTACTGCTTCTTGATGTTCGGATATTTTTCTTCTGTCTCCCTCAGTCGTTTCTCGACTTCTTCCCGATTTGTCTCCGCAGTCATCTGTGCATGAGCTTCGTCTAAATTTCTTGGCTGCTGGTATACAGAGTTATTCAAGTCATATCCCCGTCTTTCTCGCATTGCCAAATAGTCCAGATACATGATGGCCGTATTTTGTATCTCGTTCATTGCCCTTCCGCAGTTTGTTCCGTAAGCGCATCCGGCATATTTTCCGACACGGTTTAGTAATTTTTGAATTGTCATGTATTTCATAGCCAGCGCAACGTGTGCGATATCCAGCCCTGTTTCTGCCAGATGATCCACCTGTTCTTCCGTCCAGTGCTGATTGAGGCTCTTTTCGATCTGCAGAACTCTCAGGAGGCGCAGATTTCCTTTCCCTTCGATCAGCTTTTTCACACGCTCTGCTCGAATTCCCAGAAAAGAGTCCAGTCTTTTCGTGGATGCATCCACAATAATTCCAACGCGCCCATCATTGATTGCTTCTGCTGTCTCATTCAATCCCATTTTCGCAAGCATCTCCATCTGCGGCGTTTTCTGGTATGTCTGCAGATACCTGATCGGATTTACTTCTTTCACCTGCGCCGCATATTCCTTTAGACCGCTGTACCGGAATATTGTATTTTTCAGCTCCTCGTAGGTTTCCGACATAATCGGCGCCGCTTTGATGTCAATGTTTGCAAGTCCATATAGATTGCAGTCGTCCCAAAAGTCTTCATTCCGGTACAAGTCGTGTTTATGATAGTCAATCTGCACCTTTTTCCCTGGCTCAAAGTAGGCTCTTGCCACCTCTACGCCGGAAAGTTCTTCTGCGGCATTGTACATCTCTGGTCCATCGTTCCCCTCGATGAAGCCCAGTGTCCATGCTTTCTCAATCTCCACGTACCGCAGCACTGCTCCATCTTCTTTGTATCGCTGTCCCAGGAACAGATGGATTTTCTTACTGTATTCACCCTTTATTTTTCCCTGGCACTTGTACGTTCCAACCGCGCCGCACATCGGGCATTTTCCGCTTTTTCCTTCTCGCGGTTCTTCGGTATGCTTCTGAAATTGGCTCTCGTAGGATATGCCATCTCTCCACCGCGCATCCGTTACGCCGCCGCACTTACTGCAGGCGATTTTCGCCCAGCTCCCGCATTTCTTGTAATACAGATGGTGTTTGTTGTGGAAATAAATTCTGTCCGCATATTCTAAGATTCTTTTTTCCGGAAGTTTTGCGGTATGTGCAATCCTGTCTTTCAGTGCTTCCTGTCGGCACACGAATTTTCGATGTTCTCTGTCAATTCTGGCAGCGGTCGCAAGATCATCCTCGTGCTTGTAGATGTACTGCCACCAGCGCGCCTCGTAGTATACAGGTGTTTTTATCTTGCAGAATTTCTTTATTTTTTCCAGATCCTCCGTACTCTGGAGGACATTTTCTTTTTCCATCAGCTCCCATGTATCAGCTTTTTCTCCCCATATCCAATTCCCGTATCCACCATCTTTCTCCACTTTCTGCCGTGTCCACTGCTCTGTTTCTGGAAAATAATTCCAAAACTCCTTTTCCGTAAGGATGATCCGCACAACCGGCACCATTTTGGATTCTTTCTTGTTTTTGTATACCTCCAAAAACAAGTGCTTTTTGTTTCCAACGTTTTTAACCGCGGTCACTCCGATGTACTTCACATCTTTTTTCCTGCTGATTTTCTTCAATCCGAGATACGGGATTTTCTCAATTTCTTTTTTTCTCATCTGCTCCGCCTACTTTCCCAGATAATATTCCCGGATGATCCGCTTCGCAGTTGCCATTCCCGGAATACCCAGTGTCACTCTGCCCGCTGTCACGCCTGCGGCTTTCAGAATCTCCTGTTCAATGGGAATCTGGTTCCCAAATGACCATTTCAACAAAGCGGCAATGCACCCTTTCAGCGATTTTCCTTTTTTTCTGACGCTGTACGCCATCAGCTCATTTTCCATACACTGGCTTTTCAGGTACTCCACCCAGTCCTCCATGATTTCTTTCGGCTGCAGCTCCGCGGACTCGACCTCAATCTTTCCCAGTGCGGCCGTCATCGGATCGCACAGTTCCCGAATTTCTCCGTCGCAGAACAGCTCCACGAAAACCTCCGGAATTCCGTTTTCTGCCGCCATGACGCGCAGGCTCTCCATATCTCCCTCGTTGAACAGATTTACTGCCAACTCGTTAATTTCTTTGGCTGATTCCAGTTCTCCAAATCGTTCAAACATCTCATCATCCTCTTTTCATTTCATCTTGCAGCCAGGCGCTGTATTCATGCCGCCCCGGCGCGATCGTGATCTTGTGTTCTTTTACTTTTTCTGCCAGCTGCTCCCACTCCTTCTGATACTTGATCGGTTCCCCCCGCGCATTCCGGAAGCCATTCTGCTCCCATGCCGGGAGTTGATTCTCCAGCATGTTCAGAACCCATTCGTCCGCGGCGTGGATCGTGATTTGACTCGGCTTGTGATACCGGCCAAGCGCCTTGTTCAATGTCTGCAGTGTGGCTCCGTGCATTGTACTGGTACACTCTCCCGTATCGTGTTTGGTCTTTCCTCCGGGAGCTTCCAGCACATAGCCCCAACTACGGCTTCTTTCTCGTGGATCGTTTGCGCTTAGCTCTATGTAGATGCCGGTCTCCATCGTCCTCTTCCCCCCTTTTCAGGCTGATCAGTGTATATCGTCGGTATTTATAGTGTGTTTTCGGGTTGATTCCCTCGTAGTAGTCCGCGATATAGTACCCTTTCGGCGGTTTCACTTCTTCTTTCCACCTTTTCAGGTACTTTTTCTCTGGATCCGGCAACGGCATATTCCGAGAATGACTGTAAGACGATTCTTTCACTCTCGGTTTTGCTTCTGTTCCGTCCTGCTTCTTTTCTTTCGTATTTTCGTCTTTACACATATACTCTGCCAGGAGGCGAAACGTTGGATCGTACAGTTTATTTTGCTTTAACGTCTCCACGTACACTCCGCCCTTATCCCAGGCACGCTGCAGAATCGCCGCTACATCCCCTGTCTCGTTGATAACAACGTGGATATGCCAGGCTCCTTTTGTCCCTTTCTCCAGATTTCGGATCCAGTACAGCTCCACCTCTCTCTTGCAGAATTCGCTCCTCACTTTTCTCCACGCTTTCTGAAAATCCCTCTTTGCGTGTCTCATGCTCTTCGGTCTGTTGTGCACAGCATAGGTCAGTGTGGCAAAGCAATCTCCCGGGCGGAAATACTGTATCAATCTTCGCTGACAGTTTTTCACCTTCGTCCGGTGATTCGCTTCCTTCATCTGCTCCGGAGTCACTTCTCTTTTCTCTTTTTTTGTTCCCCCAGGTCCTCCATATCTCCCGTCATGAAATTCATCAATATCCAGAACGGTTCCTCCCCGGAGCTTATATATTTTCTTCTTAATCGTCATCTCTTATGTCCCAACTTTAATCTCTTTATCGAGGTTTAACAGGGGACTTTCTCCCCTTATTTTTTCAATATTTTCTTTGACTTTCGATGCCGATCGTGATAAGATAAATATCGAAAAAACACTTCTAAATCCCTGTCCTACATGTTTCTCAGCATGTAGGACGCTTTTTTGTCTTTTCTTCAAGATCTTCATATCTTCCCAGCTTGTCTACCAAGTCTCCGTAAGCAAATACAGAGTTCATCTGGCTTTCCAGCCGGAATGTTCCGGCGTGATCCATCCAGATCCGGTACGTTCCGTCTGGATTTTTTACTGTCAATCTTTCTTTAATCATTTTTCTCCCTTCTTTCACTGGCTCGCTCCGGCTCTATCTTTACATTTAATTTTTCACATTTTCGTGAATTTATCTAAATCTCCAAACGTAATTGCCAGCTTAAACAGTACAATTTCATTATTTGAAATAGGCAGACCTGCTTGAATCTTTGTTAAAACATTTCTGATCGGCGGAGTATACTTTTCTGGTTCTTCAAAAATATATTGCCGATGTCCCTCATGGTTGTTCGACATGTTTGCTCGTTCGAAGTTTCCGTTTGCATTTGTCATTGCATAATTCAGCTCATTGCAGTCAAGACAATATCCAATTTCCATTATGATCCACCATGTCCTTTCTGTTTTTTCCCGCCGATGTTATGGTTCTTAGGCTCCTGATTTCCGAGCAATTCTCTGATCTCTTCATCTGTCGGCATTGAGAACGCTTCTCCTCTTCTTCCGATCGCCAAAATCAGCAGCTCCAGTGCCTTTTTCGCGTACGTATCGGAAACATATTTCCCGATCTGGCTTCCTCTCCCGGTCACAAAGTCCACCTTGATTGATGTCTCATCCGCTCCAAGATACATTGCTGTTACCTGTTATAGATTGATAATCTGCATTCTGTTTTTACTTAAAACGTACATTTTCTCCTCCTATCGGTTTGCAGTTCAGCCAAGTTGAAAACACTTCGTCCTTATGGCGTGCGATCCGCTCCTCTTCTTCCTCTTTCCGTTCTGCGATCGTTTCCCAGATCCGCTTGACCGCCCATCCGGCGGCAGCAATTCCGAGGCCTGCGGCCATCTGAAACGGCTTCCACTGCTCCACTCCCGCAAAATAAGTCCATGTTCCTGCTACTCCTGCCATAATGGCAATTACATTCTGTGCTTTCAATGTTTCTGCCTCCATTCCTCAAATTTTTCCGTGTCAAAAATGACCGGACTGTTTTTCTTCCGCGGATCAACTTTCCGGGCTACGCCCTCCGGTGCGTACATGATCGCCCGGTTCAGGACTTCTCTTCCGATCAGCGGATTTTCCATTCTCAGCAGCTCCGCTTTTCTCATGTAGCGCGCCGGATACTCGACGCGCATAGGCTCTTTCTTCTTGCTGGTACTGATTACGTATCTCTTTCCTGTCAGGTGCTCCAGCATCTTTGCCGCTTCATCTGTGGTTATTTTTTCCATTCAGATTTCCCCTTTCTTCTTATTTTTCTTTTCTCTCGGATGAATCTCCCTTATTCATGTCTTTCATAATGCTCATTCCTTCTGCGATCCCAAGGAATCGCGCTTTTTCCGCTTCTGTCATTCCCGAAACTGCTTTGGAGATTTCTTCTATAGTCTTTTTTTCTTTTTCTGACATATAGCTTCACTTCCTTTCGTTTTATCTCTTTGCAATATCATAATACAGCATCGCTATAATTTAGTCAAGCTTTTTTCGCAAAAAATATTGCAACGTTATATTTTTTGTGTTATAATTTATTTCAGAAAGAAGGTGAGACAAATAAATGAAAGATCGAATTCGATTATTGCGGAAAGAACTCAAGCTAAATCAAACCGATTTCGGAGAACGGATCGGGGTTAAGCAAGCTTCTGTCGCTGGATACGAAGCCGGCATAAGAACTCCTCTTGACGCAGTAATCACTTCTATATGTCGTGAATTTAATGTTAGCGAAGATTGGCTCCGCACAGGAAAAGGAGAAATGTTTCTTCCTACTACAAGAGATGATGAAATTGCAAAAATGACCACTGATCTTTTTAAAGAGGAGGAAGATTCTTTTAAGACTCGTTTAATATTAACTTTATCGAAATTAGACGAAAACGAATGGGCATTATTGGAAAAGATCGCGAAAGAACTGGTGAAGAGTTCAAATAAAGAGGACTAGGGGAAAACCCCTAGTCCAGCAAATTAGAGATGATTTTGTAAATGAACGACAGTGTCTTTTCATCGTTTATTTTGTTAAGCATTTCAATAATCTTTCTTTTGTAGTCCATATGTACGCCCTCCGATCTCTATCCTTATTATATACGAACGTTCGTTCGATTTCAATATCTTTTTTCGAACGTCCCTTTGCTAATAATACGAGATCTTCGGGCGAAAATTAGTATTTTTTGACATTTGTCCGGGTTCCCGGACACTTATTTATACGGACTGTCGAATAAGTCTGTAATCCGCACTTTCAGGCCTTTGGCGATGGATTCCATCGTGTCGATTCTCGGCATTCTTCCGCTGCAGATATCTTCCAGCGTAGATTTTGGGATTCCCGTCAGTAAGGCCGCCTGGCGGAGCGTCAAATTTCTTTTGTATATGATGTCTTGAATTAATATTTTCATGACATTATAGTTCCCGATATTCGGGAAATTATACTTCCAGAGAGGGGGAATCGTTATGGGTATGCGATTCAAAAAGAGTAAGAAAATTGCTCCAGGCGTCAAACTGAACGTCTCCAATAAGAGCGTTGGTGTTTCTGTTGGTGGGAAAGGTGTTCATCATTCTGTGAGCAGCAGCGGTCGAAAGACAACCACTGTAAGCGCACCTGGTACCGGACTGAGCTACGTTAAAACTTCCGGTGGAGGATCTCGTAAAAGGAAATCCTCTAAAAAAGCGCAAAGTGGAACCGTCGGATGTGGCACTATCCTGCTCGGCTTCATTCTGTTTTTCCTGATCGTCGGTGTCTTCTCAAGCGGGTTCAGTAGCGGGCGGAAGAAAGCAGCCGAAGCCGCGGCTTCATCCTCTTCCGCGGCTTCATCTTCCACCGTTTCTGCTGTGTCTGAGACCTCAACGCCGACTCCCACAGAAGCGCCCGTGGAAACGAAAGTAATGTACTCCAAGTCATCGCTCAACATTCGAGCCGCTGCAAGCGCGGATGCCGAAAAGCTCGGCACGTTCTCGGCTGGCGACTCTGTTACCGTTATCAGTTCTGAAAACGGTTGGTCTAAGATCGACTACAATGGAACAGAGGCTTACGTGGCAAGTGATTATCTTTCCGATACACAGCCAACCGCTGCTCCCGCCGCTACGCAGGCTCCATCATCGTCCGATCAGCAGGAAACTATGGTATGGGTTTCTGATTCCGGAAAGAAATATCATTCCAAATCAAGCTGCAGCAATATGTCCAACCCGCACCAGATCTCGTTATCCGATGCGCAGGCGCAAGGATACACGCCTTGCAAGAAATGTCATTAAAAAGTAAATAAAAAAATCCGCCCCGGTGCGCCAACACCAAGGCGGGGTTGCATCCAGATAATGGACACAGTTTCCATCTGTATATTACCATTTTCTGGAGCAGGTGTCAAAACGAACATTCGTTTCCCGATGCCTGTTATTTTTGCACCCTTTTTCAGAATATGGAGGTACAGAACATGGCAAAAGCAAAATATACAAGACAAAAAAATGGATACTTTCAGGCCCGCGTATGGGACGGCACCTATCAGGGGACCCAGAAGCACTATATCACGATCCGATCAAAGAAGAGCAGTAAAGATCTGGAAGAAAAGGTAACTCAATACAATAACAAAATCAAAAAAATGGAGGCAGTCCGCGATAAACACATCCTGTTTCTGGATTACGCTCACAAGTGGCTTACCGTCTATAAGGCCGAAGCGGCCAACAATACAAAACGAATGTATCTCAACATCATTGAGAAACACATGAGCCAGATGGCGGGTGTGCGGCTCTGTGACGTCCTCCCGATCCACTACCAGATGCTTCTCAACGATGCTGCCGGCAAGAAGCGCACTCAGCAACAGCTGCTCCTCTGCTTTTCTCAGATCATGCGAACCGCAGTACATGATCGTCTCTACGCTGCGAATCTCTACGAGGATCTTAAGGACGCCATGAAGCCGATCGACTACAAGGCGGATGAGAAGCGCCCATTAACCGAAAACGAAAAAAAGGCCATTCTAAAAGCAGAGTTATCCCCAGAAGATAGAATTTTTGTGGATATCTTGTATGCTACCGGCTTGCGCTGTGGAGAAGCTCTCGCCCTCACCCGGTTTGATATTGATTTTGCAGAGAAAACCATCAACGTCAACAAATCCGTGGAGTTTGACGATGCCGGCCGACCGAGTATCAAGTGCCCCAAATCCCATAACGGATACCGGCAGGTTCCGATCCCTCCGCAGCTCTTCTCTTCTCTCGAGTCCTACGTTCGTTTCTGTATGAGGGGAACCCAGCTCTTTTCCATGCGCGGCGGCAAATTGGTATCTAAATCCTCGTATCGTCGTAAATGGGACAGAATCATCAAGGCCATGAACGAAGTCGCGGAACAGCCCATATCCGGACTCACAGCGCACATCTTCCGGCACAACTACTGTACGGCGATGTGCTACCAGATCCCGCGCGTGTCGATCAAGAATATTGCGACGCTCCTGGGCGACAGCGAGGCCATGGTGCTGCGCGTGTACAATCACATTATGTTGGAGCGTGAGGACACCGCAGGGGCCGTAGAAGCAGCGCTGTATATGTGA